CACGATATGAAATCCAAATTTCACCAAGTTTTTGACCATCTGTAGGATTACCAACGGTTGAAACTTGAAAAATACCAATATCTTCCTGACGCTCATCTGCTCCACTAGAAACTGAATTATCAGAGTGCAAATAACGATCACCAAGTTTATCACACTCTATCGGGTGAATAAAACTATTCGCAGGCGAATCCTCAGTTGTAAATTCTGAATTATTTACAGTCGATTCATCAGCATAAGGTGCCGAAGCAGGATCATAAATAGTAGATAACGACACAGATCCCAACGCAGTAACATTCGAAAAATTAGTACTAGTGGTATGAAACTCAATAATAGCTGCATTTAAATTATATTTCTGCCAATGAGGTGACACTCCCGATAACCATGGAAAGAGAGTCTGACCAGCAGTACTCAAACCAGGATTAATACGATATGCCGTAGTTGCAAAAAGTGTACTTGATAAAACATCAGCGACATATTCACGCTTAGTAATCCAAGTACTATTTTCACTAGACCCAAAAGTTGCCCCCATAGCACCCATATTCATCGGATTTTGATTCCCACCAACTAACCCTAACACTTCAGATGCAGACAGGCTAGTATGGCTACGCGCTGTAGTAGGGCCATCACCAGCCACCATCTTACGCATACTATGAGTACCTTCACGTGATTTTGTTTTATAATCACCAATACCAGTGATACCCTTAAAGATACCATGACCAGTATCAAGTACACCACCAATAGTTTTTGCCAAATCGCCAAAATAACCACCACGGCCTTTAATTCTAGCAAACTGACCAGCAGCAGGCCGATAACGACCCTTACCTTCAATTTTCATAAGCTTACCTACTGTCTCACCATTTTTAAATGCTTTTGCTTTCTTCTTACGAAGTCTTCGCGCAGCACGTTGAGCAGCAGTTTTAACCATAATTGAGGAGGGAAAATTTTTGAGAGATTGACGATATTCAGGCAGAGAAGATATCGATTGATCAGATTGAATTTTAAGTAGTGCCAGGTTCTTACATAGATCACTACTCTTCTCATCAAATAAAGAGAAAAAAGAAGAATACGCTGGATCTAGATCAGAAAATGATTCCAACCCAGCATATAACGCTTCAATTGCAGAATTTGACTTCCATACATTTCTAATCTCCAACATAGAAATTTTATTTATATCCCCCACCATCTGATCACGATAATTGAGATTCAAATAATCAATATATCCCTGTAAGACATTTCTCACAGTTATATTAGCATAAGAATCCATCCGCAATGCAGAAGCACGTAATAAATGCCAACGCACATCGTTAACAGCACTACCATACATCAATGAACAAAGAACTTTACAAGTCTCTGGCAAAGGCATCCACAACTGAAGACGCTCACAAAAATGAAAACCTTGACTAAGAAAACTAACTGTTTCTAACTTACGCGGTTCATCACTTGGAGTCTTAGTAGTAACACCAATCCCTGTCCATACACGTTTAATGTTGATTGGATTAAACCAATCAACCACAACATCAGATACAGTATAAGTATTGTCATCACCATTTAAAGCTGCTTCAACATTACCCATAAATTCAGTATAAGAAAAAGTTGTGTCCCCACAACCCTTCTTTATACAAATCCATGCATATGCAAACAACCTAAACAATCCCATAGTATTATCTACTATAGTATTGGCGCTCCCAGACGGATTGCCAGTGTGTTTTTGACATAACTCACCATTTTCTAACACAATAACAGAATGAATAATTGAATCATAAAGGTTAACTAACCTCCACCAATTATCTTCAGTCTGATACTCAGGCGCATAAAAGGACCAACGAATATCACGTTGTCCTAAAAGCAACTTGGCAAAGAGCGAACTATCATAATCACTCTCGTCAAGTTCGTAAGCGTTAGGATGTTTGTCCAAACGCTCATACAACCTATCCCAACCTCTCAAATATTTACTAGTACCAACAAAACTCCACGTGCTATTCGCACTGGCATAAAATTTGTTGTTCATATCTAAACACATTCGATTTAAACTACTAGAATGTTCAAAAGGGGATGCCGTAAATGTACGCACTTTATTCAAAAGTAACTTCTCCACATTACGCATCTCAATTTTTTGGGAACAAGTCCAAATAGGTATAGCACAACTAGTACCAACCCCAATAGATGTCCAATAATCATCTAATACTTTGACAGCATCATCATCAGCCATAAAATCTTTCTTCGTCTGGAATTTTAAATTCCATGGATAACCACATGAAGTAGTCATATCCATATCAGCAATTGCATCAACAGAAGACAAGATTCCACTACCAGAACAATACGGTCCAAAATGTTTTTTCGTCCACTCACCAGCTTCTGCCCAAGCAGATTCATCCAACACAGGTTGCGATTTATCATACTTAGAAACAGATTGAAAACTAGCCGTCATATTCGAAAAAGCCATACGGTATTGACCATATAATTTCTCTCCGTTACGACCAAATTTAGGTCCAAGTAACGAAAGATTATTGGTCTTTACCATATAATCATAGAATGAGGTATTAACCGTCTCCTTTGCAGAAGACTTTGTATAACGATTAACCCATCCTAACCAATCCACATTTCCATTAGGGAAGTGCTTTAAAAATTTTGCACTTCTCCCGTAAGCCCCTTTACGATCACTCGGAAAGACTTCTCGGTCAATAAGATAAATTTGAAACCAAGAAGCCCATTCTCCGAATGAAGGTAAGGGGCTTACTGAAAATTTGGGACTGATGCCACAGCCGAAGCCGCAGCACCAGTCACTGATCCTGCTGCACAAAGTACAACAGCATCAGTCACAGGAATAAATCCCGTATCAACAGATGAGGTGAAGTTATGAAAACCAACCACCTTATCATTCACATCTGTAACAGGACCTCCACAAGAACCACTCTCAGTGGAAGCACGATAATATGCTTTCTCTTCAAATCGCGTTGACTGCACAGATGTAACAGTACTATCATCACGAAGAAATTTGCCAGTATTAAAACTCCAATAGTGGACAGCCACTTTCGAAGATAATTTTGCTCTAGCCATCTGTAAATTTGGAACTTTTACAGAATCAAAACCCTTACGCGAACACCATAAAGTATCCTTTGCAATTAACCGGGCCTCAGAAAATTTAACAGAAACTGTAGTGTCACCCTTCGTGATTTTGACAACGGCATCTGGAGAAATAACCCCACTATCATCATTACAATCCTCAAGAAACAAATGACGAGACATCACTATTCCATTCATACAAAAGGTACAATTTTGAGAAAATCGTTCAGTGCACGCGACCCCAATCGACAATGGTATCTTTGCACTCGCAGATTCTTCAAAAGGTTGACCATTCACATGAGCTTCCTTCTTAACAGGACGATAATGAATATCACAAACAACACCAGTTGCTTTATCACAACGACAAACAGTGTCCTTTGGAACAAGACACTTATTAGCCGCATGACCAGGTTTCTTACAACGCTTACAGATAAGCTGCTTCACAACACGTTTCACAGCTTGTGCAGCTTTCTTCTTCTCGTCATGATACTTCCCACACTTTCGATCACAACTACTATCAACACACTTAACCTTAAACGATTCAGGACGTGTTGTAGTAACAGGATCATCCATCAAAACCAACTTCGAACCTTCAGCTTTATATCGCTGACCATTCAAAGTCATTTTATGGGGATTTGTACACTCAGCCCAATGAATACAATGTAAACCACCACATATGGTATCACATACTTTCTTCCAATTGGCCTGACCAGGAAAAGTTGCACAGCTTGCCGCATGAGCACAACCACAAGCATCTGTTGGAG